TAGTGTATCCGGGATAGAAAAAGGTGACTGCTATTGTTATGAGGTTAAATCATCAGTTGAAGATTTTCATTCGGGTCATGGGTTGAATTTTATTGGCGATTATAACTACCTGGTTATGCCGACAGATGTATGCGCTGCGGTATCCCTTGAAATTCCATATTATGTAGGAATATATGTACCAGAAGCAAATGATCTTATATGCATCAAAAAAGCAAAGCGAAGAAATCGGACAAGGCCTGTATCTGAAATGCTCTTGATGATGTTCCGATCTGCGAATAGGGATTATAGAAAAGCAGTAAAACAGTTGGAGGAGATGAAGAATGGCTTATAAGTATTTAGATAACGCTGTCAAATCCATTGAATATCAGCTGAACAGTGCATACAGCCATGGATATTCTGATGGGAAAGAGGATGCGAGAATAGAATATTCGAAGCACGGGAAAATTGTAAAAATGGAAGTGCTGAGCGATAATGCCTTCAACTCTATGCCAGACTACTATAAGTCGTGGCCTGTAAAAGCATGGTGTAGTTGCGGAAAACCACTTAATCGACTGGATTATACATTCTGTCCATATTGTGGAGGACTAATTGTGAGAGGAGATGAAGAAGAATGATTGAAGTGATAAAAGAAATTTTTATGGCAGTGGGGATGTGTACAGCTGCTGTTATTATTTACGGATTATTCTGCACAATAATCTACAAATTCAACAGATGGCGAAAGAATGGTTGCAAAATCAAGTGTCTCTGCAAACCACACATTTACGAAATTCAATGGCATTGGTGCAGAGATGGGGAAACCGAATTAGTATGTAAGAAATGTGGGAAAAGAAAAACATTGTTTATTGACTATGATTTTTACAAGAAAAACAATCATTAGGAGGATTAATATGAAACCAGAAGATGCAAGAGACATCCTTTCTGATATGAGAGATCAGCATTTGCAGTTCGTTGACGGAGCCGAAAATACTGGGACATGGGGCGAAAAATTTTTAAAAGAAGCATGGGCGTGCGATTTAGGGGCAAAGTCATTGGAAAAACAGATTTCAAGGAAGTCGATTGATAAAACAAAACCAGATGATACCGCAAGCCTTGCTTATGAAAATTGTAATATTGTTGTTTGTCCAACCTGCGGCGGACGGTTGAAACTGAAATCAAAAGGGAAATATTGCGATAAGTGTGGACAGAAATTAGATTGGGGTGAGAAAAATGGCAGATAAAACATGCAAAACTTGTATTGAAAACGACAACGGGCTGTGTGACCATAAAGGCATCCTGGTAGAGGAAGATGATACCTGTGAAAAGCACACAGAAAACTGGATGGACTCTTTAATGGAGAAATTCATTCGAAAATCAATGCGGTAAGGGCGGAAATGCCATTACCAGACGGGAAGGTGGCTAAATGACAAAAGTGAGTTGGATTCGATTAGAAATAGATATGTTCGACAACAAGAAAATCCGGCATATCAGAAAACTTCCAGAAGGGAACAATATCGTGCTGATCTGGATGATGCTCCTGACGATGGCGGGAAGATGCAATTCAAACGGGATTATTTTCTTGACAGAGAATATTCCATATACAAACAAGATGCTGGCTGACGAGCTGGATTTTGATGAGAGTGTGATCGAGCTTGCACTCACAATTCTTGAAAAGTTCGGCATGATAACCAGAGACGGAACATTGCTTTCAATCCCCGGATGGGAAGAGCACCAGAACATTGACGGGCTTGAAAAAATCAGAGAGCAGACAAGAAAACGAGTTGCCGAGCATAGAAAACGTCAGAAAGAATTATCAGAGGAAGAACGTACGCCAGAGATTCCAGAGCAGATTTCTTGCGAAAAAGATTTAGTCAAGCCCGGAGATGTGCAGAAAGTGGTTGATGAGTGGAATAAGCTTCAGCAGTTCGGGATTCAGCCAATTGCGCGGATGACGGCAAGGCGAACGCAAATGCTGAAAGCAAGAATCCGTGAATACGGCATGGGCAAGGTAATGGAAGCATTGAAAAATGTACAAAACAGTGACTTCCTCATGGGAAAGAAAACTGATTTTATGATAAATTTTGAATGGTTCGTGAAACCAAACAACTTCTTAAAAATACTCGAAAACAAATACCATAACAGGGAGGATATGCGAAATGGAACTGGCACAGCTCAAAGAAATGTCGAACCAATCATCCCACTTGGAGAATGGAACGGAGAAGAATCAGACACCCCGTTCGCTTGAATGCCCTGAATGTGGGGACAGCGGGTGGAGATGGGTAAGAGACGCAAGTGGTATTCCTTATTGCGAGGAATGCCCTTGCGGAATCAGAAAGAGAACAATCCTTGAAAATCAGTTGAAATTTGCAGAGATTCCAAATGTGTTTAAAGGCTCAAATTTCAATGATTTGAAGTCAAGTGTATATTTGAACACCGAGAGCCGAAAAGTATTTTCTCAGGCGGCTCAGGCGGTAAATTACTGGTTCAAAAACCTTCCTGATATGCAGAAGAAAGGAATAGGATTATATCTTTTCTCGGATGCAAAAGGTTCCGGTAAAACCAAAACAGTATGCAGCTTGGCAAATGAGATCATGAAAAAATACCAGAAGCCTGTAAAATTTACCACATCCCTTAGAATCCTTGATGAGATCAAAAACACGTGGGGAGTCAAAGAGAATGCGGAAGGAAAGCTGATAGAGGATTTATCCAGAACAGAAATCCTTATCATTGACGACTTCGGTGCCGATTCTGGCAAGGACTGGATTAATGAAAGATTCTATAGCATTATTAATGGACGGTATGTCGATAGGAAAATTACTATATTCACAAGTAACTGCCAGATATCAGAATTGAAATACGATGAGAGGATCACAAATAGGATTCTGGAACGGTCGCTTGAAATTCCATTTCCGGAAGAATCCGTCAGGGAGCACATCGCGGAACATTTGAGAATGAAGATGATTCAAGGAATGGGAGTAGCAAAATGAGAATAAAAAGATGGAAAGAAATGTCAGAGAGGGAAGTAGTTGAGCTGAAACGTAATCAATGCATGAAATGCGTATATCTTTCTAAAAGCAGTCCGTCATCTATATCGAATGCTACCTGTGATTATATTCTTATTGTTGGTCATTCAAGAGGCTGTCCGCCTACGTAATGCGTACAGAAAGGAATTTTAAAGCGTGGTAAGAGAAAAGGTGGAGAGAGTGAATATGGATTATGACATCACACCCGAAATGGTAGGAACGTGTGTAAACATCATCATGGATTACTGCAAAGCGACAGATAATAAATGTGAGAGCTGTGCGCTTCGAGTTACCTGCCAACACAGCTTTAAAATCCCGCCGTTTGCATGGAAGAGGGAAGAACATGAGAACAATAAGCGAAATGTATAAGCGTTCTGGAGGAACAGCATATCAGCATAAATGCGCTGAATGCCGATTCTATAGGGACGGAAAGAGAGGAAAATGTCTGATGTACGGCGGTGATCGGGATTGGCATGGAAATTTCATTGCCTGTAAATTCTTTAATCTCGAAGATGATATGCCGGAAGGACAGATGAATATTTTCGATTATGTGTGAAAGAAAGGAGGAACGAGGAACCGCTGGCCAGCGAAAGGATATCCCGGTTCCTCCTTATTTTTTATGAATAATGACGACTTGAAATATGCAATTGAGAATGGTATCATCAATTTGTCTCACATACAAGAGCAAGTTGAAATGAATAAAAGGGAAGAAATTTTAAAAGAATACAGGGGCAGCATATGGAAGGCATCTGACGGATATTGGAAAATCCGTATGACTTATGACGAAACCGGACAGCGGAAGATGTTCAAACGTCGGTCTAAGCAGGATTTAGAGGACTTGATTGTAAAGACACACCGTGAGAAAGCAGAAAATCCAAAGATTAAGAGTGTGTTCGAGGAATGGGCGCAGCGTAAGGTTGACTTAAATAAGATTTCTATACAAACCTATCAGAGATATCAGCAGGACTTTAATCGCTTTTTTGGGGACATGGGCGAACACAGAATTAAAAACATTGAGTCAGAGGATATCAGCAACTTCCTGGAAGAGCAGATCAGCGAACACAATCTAACCGCAAAAGCTTTCTGCAATCTTAAGACAATTACCAGAGGTACCCTGAAATGGGCGAAGCGCAACAAGCTGATTGATTGGAACGTGCAGGAATTATTCTATGATTTGGATGTCACCGATAAATCTTTCAAAAGAAATATCAAAGAAGATTCGGAAGAAGTATTCAACGACGCTGAAATGGACAGGATGATTGACTACTTGAAAGACAATCAGGATATAGTAAATCTTGGCATCATGCTTATGTTTGTAACTGGTCTGAGAGTTGGGGAGCTATGCGCTTTGAAATGGAATGACTGGCTGCCACATATCAGTACGATTAAAGTCAGAAGAACGGAAGTAAGGCATTTTGAAAACCATAAAGGCATTTTTGAAGTAAAAGACTTTCCGAAAACAGAAGCAGGCGTAAGAAATATAGTGGTTCCTCAGGGGTGTACATGGATATTACAGAAGCTTAGAAATATGTCGACATTCTGCGAATATATATTTTCCAAAGATAGAAAGCGATTAAATACTTATTCGTTCAGGAACCGGTTAAGAACAGTGTGCAAGAAAACTGGCTGTATTCAAAAATCACCGCATAAAATAAGGAAAACATATTGCACAATATTACTCGATCACAGCATAGATAACCAGATGGTAACATCACAGATGGGCCACACAAATATTTCATGTTCTGAAAACTACTACCACAGAGACCGAAAGGACCTCAAGAAAAAGCAGAAAATCATGGATAGCATAGATGAATTTATGGTAGTATCGAGATAACTTTTGGCTATTTTTAAATAGGGAACAGCTAGGGAACAAAAAGGAACACCCTGGAAAAGTTATAAATGTTGATTTTATAGGAAAGATAGCAGTTTAAAGATACGTTCGATTCCCGTACTGGCTGCTAACGAAAACCTTGTAAAATCAAGGTTTTTTGTGTTTTTTAGGGATATGTAAAATAGCCGAGGGAACAGGCTAGGGAACAGAACAAATATTCGAATTAAAACCATAGGAGGAAAGCTTGTGTGTGAGACACAGGTAAAACCATCGTAGACGGCAGAAATGCGGTCTTTTTTTGTTGTCAAAATTATGTTAATATGGTTGTATGGAGGTGATGTTGTGATACATACCGCATATGATGTAATGAAAGAATACCTGATAACCGGTGCAGAGTTGGATGGCCCGTACCAGATACCAGTTATTCCACCGATGCAGCTGGCACCAAAGAAAAGTATAGATTTTGTTTCTTCAAAATCCAGATCATTAAAAGGGCACAAGGACTTGACCGTAAATTTCTATATTGACGACAAGAGTTTCTTACAGGTATGGAATCATCCGGACCAGTACGTTGAACATCTCAAATGTTTCCATTCGGTTTGCAGTCCGGATTTCACAATTGCTTCCGGGATGCCAAGTGCGTTGAACATCTACAACCTGTACAGAAACCATGCTTTAGGCTATTATTGGGCGGTTATGGGCGTTAAAATCATCCCATCCGTAAAATATTATCAGTCCAAAGGAAATGCCATGGATATTTGATGGAACACCACGCAGAAGCACTGTATCATGTTGCACCAATGGCAGAGTGCGGTCAAAGTCTGCCAGAACGGAGTTTTGCGAGAACTTCAAGGAAATGCTAGACGCAATAGAGCCAACAAAGGTTGTGATCGTAGGCATCGTGCCGGATGAGCTTAATGTGGATGTGCCAATTATAAACCTCAATTCACGGAGTCAGAACATGAAGGAGATGTTCAGAAAGGAGTAGGCATGGGAACCATCAGCAGGGAATCAGCGAAGCGCAGGAACAAGGAAACGAGCCGGCAGAAAAGGCGTATGAGTAAGATTTCTGATATTACAAGAAGAAAGAATACCACTGAAAAAGATGAATTGAACGTGATGAGATAAAAATTTACATCGCGCCGAGGTACGTTATAGAGAATTATATACAGAATGCACAAAATAAAAAAGTCGCAGGTCTGAATTAGTTTCAGATTTCTGCGATTTTTTTCCGGGATTTTCCAGTTCCGGCGTATCTGCAATTGATACAGGAGTTGCCCGGTAATACCAATTTTAAACATTTGTTATAATTTGATATAATCATATTAATTAACTTTCGCTAAGTTTCGCTAACTTTCTTAACTTCCCAAATCATTCCGATTTTATCAAGCATCTCTACCCGTTCCGGTGTGATCTGGGCATATGAGTTGCCCTTTCTGGCGCTGCGCTGTGAGCGTATCCATTGCCCAAGTTTGTACCCATCCGGGCAGACGTAAAAGCAGGGCACAAGTAAATCCCCGTTAAGGTTGTAGAACTCTTGAGCGTGTTTGTACCCGGTGCACCATTTTTGTGCTTGTGTCGCTAACGCCCCTGATCGGATTTCTTTCGCTTTTTCTGTGTAGTTTCCTGTGCATCCCGTAAAACTATCGCGAGCGCTTAATGCGTCTTCTAAGGCAGAATAAGAGCCAAGATAATATTTTACGCCATTGCGATATACATTAACCTCCCAGCGCCCGAAGCTGTTAAGATGCAAGTATTTGTATTTTACAGTGTCTTTTGCATAAGTGTTTTTGGAATTTACTTTCGCGTAAGACATCCGCAGCCGTTCCTTTTTGCATTCCGGACCGCACACAAGCCGCCCGTTATGGCTCTCGAACTCTTTCCCGCAAACAACACAGTGTTTTATGTTACCATCTGCCATCTGCACGCCTGGGCGCAGCTTTGCGAAGAACTCCGGGAACGTGCCGTTATTCTTTGCAATTTCCGCATCTTTCCGGACCTGTGCAGCGTCTTCCACGCTTTCGAAAATCCCAAGTGTATAATTCTTGCTATTATAATTTATTTGCGTAATCCATTTACCAGTGTTTTTATATGGATACACGTATTTTATTTTGCTCATGCGTTCTCCTCTTTATAGCCCCGCATAACTCCGCGCAGTCTGGAAACATAAAGACCCGACCGGGCGAAGCGTCTGCGCAACTATACAAAATAATAATAACCCCGTTGCGTTCTGCCGTCAATCCCTGTTATCAATTTGTATTTGACGTTTTAAGGTGCTTTTATATGGCTGTGATAAAATATACCAGAATCACGATAAAAGCCGCTAAAACGTCGAACAGAAGCTAATACAGCTATATATAATTGTCAATGTGCATCAAACCAGGACGCAAGCCCCGGTGAAGTCCCGCACAGGTCACGAACCACCGCCGCCCGGAGCGGATGCAGGACACCAGAAAAAGAACAGCGTTTTACTGCTCTAAATAATTTATATTCGTGATTTGCGGTAATTCGTACCATATCAGCGGGACAGCACCGGAAGAAACAGCTTCAAATACTTGTCTGGCTTCCTTTTCTGCAATTTCTTTTATTCTGTTTATTTCAGAAAAATCACCGCTATAAAAAGCGGTGATAGCTTGTTTTTGCGTGGCTTTTCTGATTGTGATCATCTTTTTATTCCTCCTCAAAAATCAAAATCAATGTTGTTAAATGATGACCGTTTGACCATTCAGCTTGCAAATGATCAAAAAGTACTTCAGCGGTAAATTTATCGTTGCCAAGACACTTAAAAAACCATTTCTGATCACTTTTTACTTCGTATACATTCCACATATATTTTCTTTCTTCCCTTTACCCATGGGAGCCGGGTTATAAAAGGCGTTGCCGGGAATCGAACCCGGCAGGAACCGTTACGCCTAAATTATAAGACTGTTGCTTTTATAGTCTTTAAATCTTCTGAAAAACTCATATTTTCTAACCACCGCCCGGACGGTAATTTTGTATCATATGCCCAGTGATAACAGCTGACATCGTTAAAAAATACCACCGGCGAAAAGAATGCTATAAAATCCCGATCAGCTTCAGAAGGCGTAGATTTTGCATCTATAACCCAGTTCAGCCCGGTGCAGGTTTCTTTACTTGTAATAACAGTATAATTTTTCATGTTTTAATCCTCCTGATTTTATTTTAAAAGGCCGCCGGGGAAATGCTCCCCGGTACGTTTGCCAGCCTGGTTATGATTCTATTGTTCGGCCGTGGCCGTCCATGAAGACCTCGCCGGCAGGCCACTGACAAAGCTTCACGCGACCTTCTTTAACAACGCGTTCGTTATCGCGTCCGGCGTGCTGGATTGCCTTGTATGAGATTGTTTTAGCGGTTTTATTTACGATTTCAAACACCAAACCGCTTTCATGGTATCTTTTTCCGATTTCAAATTTTTTCATATCCTTTTACCTCTTTTCTTATTTTTTTGAAATCCGGCGGTTGCGTTGAGGTTACGGCTTGACCGCCGCCGAAGAGATCAATCTAAATAATTAACTTTAGATATACTGTATTCTGCTTTTAGTTTCTCAAAAGCGCGTTCTGTGACAATATAATAATTTATACTGTTTTCCGTTTTATCAAGGCGAATCCCGCGCCCTTTTAAATTCAATTCAGTTGTTAAAAACCAGTGATCACCGTAATAGCTCAGACTTGCGTCAATCTGACATTCTGGCTTTTCTTGCCCCATTTCCGGCGTGTACATATACAACCCGGGAGCGGCAACCGGGGCGGCTGTCTGGCTCTCTAATGTCTTTAATTTTTGACGCCCGATTCTACGAAGTGTCAGCAGTTCGGACTGTGTTATTTTGTTTTGCCTTGCTAATTCTTCAGCAGTTCCAAGGTAAAACTCTGTGGTTTTTACAGTTCCAGAAACCTCGAAGAACTGTTTTAAGTTTATGAATCCGGTTGACTCCTGAACCGGGAAAGGAATTATTTTACACATTGATTTTTCTCCTTTTCTGTGATATTCTGTTTTTGCTGATATTTTAATGATTTACAATTTATACTGTGGGGGAATCTGGGCTTTTCGTCCGGATTCTTTTTTATGCCGCCATTTTGTACAGAATCAGAAACTTTAATTCTTCATACTGCCGGGAGTTAATCCCGGCGAAGTCGTTCCCAATCAGGTCCAGGAGCTTCGCCAATTTTCTTTTTGTGTGGGCCTTTTCAATCTGCCCCAGATAGATGTTATATCTCATTTTTTTATTTCCTCCAGTCTAATAACAAGCCCTAACTCGTTATTCTTTTTTTGATCTTGTAATATAGAAATCAATCACTCGATCATCAAAATATTTTTTGCAGGTCTGAAGCATTTTCCCACTCATTTCCCATTCTACAAGCTCGCTTTTTCTGCCTTTCTGGATTTCGAAGAAATCACAGTGCATTGTGTTGAATAAGTCTAAAAATTTAATCATGTTTTTTCTCCGTTCTCCCGGCTCTGTGTCCGGGTTGTTTGTTCTCTGTTGATGGTTATATAATACTATATCTAAGGCACAAAATCAATATACAGAATAACTAAATCTAAGGCACAAAATATACAGGTAAATTGTGCATATTGTTTCATTCTGGAAACCCAGAAAGTGTTATAAAATGCTATATATAAGGAAGAAAAAAATATCATTTGACTTCTAAGGCACAAAATGATATACTCATTACAACAATAAGGAGGTAAAAACAGCATGGCAGAGAAAACAAAGACACCGGAAGCACAGAAAAGAGCGGTATATAAATATGATGATAAATTTGAACGCGTAAATTGTCGCTTTAAGATCGGTACAAAAGAAGCGATAATGAAAGCAGGATACAAGAGCATAAACGACTTTATAAAATTGGCAGTTGCCGAGAAGTTGGAAAGAGAAGAAAAAATTTTGCGATAAGGCACAAAAATGCTTGACATCTAAGGCACAAAATGCTAGAATAAAGACAGTTAAAGAAAGCGCATCAAATAGCCGGTCGGGCTGGGGCGGTCGCCCTGGTAACTTGGAAACCTTGGATTTGGAAATTTGGAGGAAAAAATGAAAATCAAAATCTATTGCAATTACGGCGTGTTAGCCGCAGAGAAAAGAAACGTATACACATATGGAAACCCTGATTCGACAGCTACTTGCTGTGATGAAATCACAGTGGAAACCCCGGAAGGTTGGGAACCATATGAGAACTACATGGGCGAGTTGATGGTGACAGCTCCATGGGGGACGAATTACACCATTAACGAGGTACTGGAAGGAAATGAAAAGCCGTGTTTTTCGGCTTATGACGGAAATAGAAAACTGCATAGAACTTTTCTGAAAACGGTAGAAGATTAAGGAGGAAATCAGCATGAAATTAAATACATTATCCTACGTCCTCGGAACAGAGGACACAATTGAAACTGGTAAAGAATATTTCTTCGGTCAGCTCTGGGACGGAAACGGAGATGGGGAAGAACTGTTGGAGTCTGGAGCAATCGCCGTATATCAGGATGGCGAGGAATACATCGTTGACTTCGAGATTCTGGAATCTGCGGAGGATATTTTACAGACTCGGGTTAAAGTTACCGGGATTGACTAGGAGTCAGAACAATGAAATATATCATCATGGATTACAGACGGTGATTGTTTCACCGATGAATTTGAGGATAAGGCGGAAGCCCTCCGGGAAGCAGAGGGACAATGGAACCAATTAACCAGATATGACCAGAAACACAGAACAGCATTTTACGTTCTGGAGAGCGTCAACCCAGACGAAGGCGCGCCTGATCATTACGATGGGGACATTGTAAAGCGTTTGAAATAAAACGGAGGTAAGAAAATGATTAAGAGAGTAAAACTTGAAACCATTTACAAAATGGCTAAAGAAGATAACGAGAAAATAGAAGAATGCAAAACTTTCCCAGGCGGATGGGATGAAAAAGTCTACGATTATTATAACAAATTGTCGAAAGAATCTTCTGACGTTGAAATGTTCATGGAATTTCTGGGCGGCGAAGATTCACCGTTAGAAATGGCGTACGCATACAGGAGAAACATGTATATCATGCTGTACACAATGAATGCAACAGATACGTTGGCATTTGTGGACAGCGAATATGATATATTCTACATCGTATCAAAAGACGGCGACGATTATAACAGTTGGGAGTGGTGTTTCACAAACAATATTGACCCGATCAAATACAGGGGTGACGACGGAGACGAACCGGTCCCGGAATGGCTCATAAAAAAATACGAAGAACAGATAAGAGAGGAAAAGAGAAATGAAGAAAACAATTGATTTATTAAATGCAGTTGTAGCAATGGGATTCGACAGAGAGCAGGCGCTTACAGACATCGACGCAAGCCTCGACGCAGAGCTTGAAGAGAGACATCCGCTGAGAGATGAAGAAATACCGGACGAACTTTATAACGACATCATTTTCGGGTTTCGGTCAGAAAAGGAAATGAACGCATGAAAGCAGTAATGATACAAGGGCATATGGACACCGTCCGGTTTTCAATTCCGGGATGGAATGGCAAGCGGGGCGAAACATACCCGCTTCCGCCTTTTTCTACAGTTGCTGGGATGGTTCATCACATGTGCCAGTGGGATAGCTGGCATGACATGAAGATATCTGTATCCGGCAATGGAGTCATGAACAAACCGGAAATTTGCATGAGGTGGCGTGGCGGAACAGTCGCAGGATCAGAAACAGAAGAATTTAAACAACGCTTTCCAGTCAGGGTAAAATCCGGGGATTCGTTTGTAGGCTGGGTTAATACACCAATCTATGAAAATATGGTGTCTGATCTGGACCTGAGATTGCATGTTATACCGGAAAATCAGAAAGAAGTTGATGTGATCTGTAGAAAGATTTTGAACCCGCGGACATTCCCGAGCCTGGGACGACATGAGGACTTGATAAGAATTGACGGAGTGCAGGTTGTTGATGTTTTGCCAGCGCAGGAAATGACACTTGACATGTGCACTTATGCACCGACTACGGCAGAAACACCCGGAACTGTTTACACAGTTCACAAAAATTATACAATCAGCAATGGAAAGCGAAGATTTAATGATATTCGAGTGAAATATTTAGATAGAGGAACGAAAGTAATTACAGATTGTGATAATTTAAACAATCCTTGTTTTTTCATCTGATCTATAGTATTATTTAGACAATAATTACTGAGGTAATTGAATGTAAATTTGAAATAGTACTGAATAAGTGCAAACTTTAATAGTTCCATAGTGGAAAGACGCAAAAGCCCCTGAGAGATAATCCCGGGGGCTTTTGCTGTCTTATTCTGGCGGCGTAATGAGTGAGGGGGAACAACCCCGCCGCCGAAGTTGTTAAAATACATTTAGCACAAAACCGTCGAAGTTGTCAAGCAAAATTTTTTTATTTTAAGGCTTGATTTTTAAAACTGATGTGGATAAAATAAAATCAACGACAGGTGACGGAACTCAGGAGGGGAGCTAAAGCCAGAACGCTAAAAGAATAAGAATCTAACAGCCAGATCACGCCGGATAAGGTACCGGAAGGTCTGGCTTTTTGTGTTTAATAACCGGAAAATGACAGTATTACAATGTGTATAAATATATAATAACTGTCTATATAATCCCCTCCAAGATTCTAGAGACCTAGAGTTTATTAATATATATATGCTATACAGTACCGTATAGATATATAGAGTTAATAAGAGTAAAATAAAATTAAATAGACTGTTGACAAGTAATATAAAAGTATGATAAAACAGAATTAACAACTGAATAAGCCGAAAGGCAACAATGATAATTAAGACTATTAGACGACTAAAAACCGTAGCAGACGGAAAGAAGAAAGGGATTTAGAAAGGTCCCGGATTGTATCTGCGAACGTGTTTTTGTCGTCTTTTTTTATTTCAATTTTTGGAGGTGATACAGTGAAAAAGAGTAATACAACAGTGACAGAACAGGGAATAGAAGTATATGAGAATGATATATACAGGCTTGTGGACGAATATATAAACACTGTGTTACAAGTAACTCCAGAAGAATTTGATACACAGAAAGAATATAAAGCTGTTGTTGCTGATAGTTTTGTGGATATGATCTTTTATATTGCGGATAGAATACCGAAACCAGGTACAGAGGATATAGAATTATTAGATAATATATTTAGTGTATACGTGAGAATATGTACTAAATACGGAGTGTTACCAACGTTAGAAGTATTTAGCTTTTTGGTAGGAATAGAGCGCAGAACGTTTACCAAATGGTCTAATGGACAGTACAGGGCAAGCACATCACACGGCGACACGGTTAAAAAATGGTTCGATATCTGCAAGAATTGTACAGTCAATAGGCTGAACAACCAGCCCGGCACAAATGCCAACTTGATTTTCGTTGCGAAAGCAGCTTACGGCATGGCAGAGACGGCACCAGTTCAGACAGTGCAGCAGGATGGCATACCACACCAGACAGCGCAGCAGATCGCAGACAAACACAGGGCAGCGCTGGAGCTTCCAGAGATGGAAAAGCCGGAGCTATAACAAGATGTTGTTGTTTGTGACTTGAATGCACAATATATAGTGATGTTCAATGTTCTTTTAGGGTGTACCCATTTTGAACAGAGAGCAAAACAGAAATATTTGTGCAATATTACAACAGATTTACACCCCAAAGTGCTTCCTTGACTACTGCCGCAGGCTTTTAGCCATCAGCGTTAAGCCAGGGAAGCGGGAACCCATGGGGCAGCGGGCTTCCCTGGTAGCGTCCGGCATGGATACCGGGAGGGGGTCTATATAAGCCCCAACACACGCCGAGTAAGTACTCCGAATTCCCGAAAAATTAAAAAAAGCCTTTTCCAACAGCAAGGCTTAAAATTTTCCCGAGAAATAAAAAAGAGTTTTCCATGACAGAGATAGTGATTGCAACACGACAAGCCATAAGCCTTAATGATTTCTCTGCCATAAGAAATAAGGCAATACAGGTGCAGCTCCTGATTTCTCCGCAGCGGAGAGTTTAAATATGAGTAGAATAAACTTTAGCTGCTGTTGCTTCAATGACAGGGACTAATCAGGGCATGAAAAAAGAGAACCATTACGGTTCCCTTTTGAGATCACCAGTATTGAATTGTACAACAACATCCGGGATTGTTTCGACAACAATCCGGCAACCGAGAAATTCTAAAATAGAAATCATCTCGTCGGCGGACAGTGTTTCTCTTGAGAATTTATTCGCCAGTGCTTGAGGAGAAGTGCCAAGATATTCAGCTACCTGAACATTTGTAACTTTTTTCATTTTCATTATTTGCTTAATTTTTTGAGATACCAAAATATCACCTCCTAATCACATAATAAACGCATACGTTAAAAAAATCAATCAAAATTCACCAAAACGTGTATAAACTACTTGATATTACACACGATACGGTGTATAATTGATATATAACGAAACGGAGGCGTGTATATATGAAAATAGGTTATGTGAGAGTATCAACAGTAGATCAGAATGAAGCAAGGCAGATTGAAGCTATGAAAACGGATGGAGTTGGTAAAATTTACATGGATAAGAAATCTGGTAAAGATTTTGACCGTCCCGAATATCAGAAAATGATTTCGGAGTTACAAAAAGGTGACGTGCTGGTGATTCATTCTATTGATCGGCTAGGAAGAAATTATGAAGAAATTATCAATGAATGGAGAAAAATTACTAAAGAAATCGGCGCGGACATTATCGTACAAGACATGCCGTTACTTAATACTTGCCAGAGTAAAGACTTAACTGGTACGTTAATTTCAGATATTGTCCTTCAGTTACTTTCTTATGTGGCACAAAGAGAACGTGAAAACATTCGACAGCGCCAGAGAGAGGGCATAGAAATCGCAAAAGCTCAGGGCAAGTATAAAGGACGTGCCAAAAAAGAAATTGATAAGGAACTTTTTAAAAGCACAAAAACCAGATGGCAGAATGGAGAGATTACGAAAGTCCAATTTGCAGAAATCATGGGGATTTCAAGAGGTACCTTATATAAACTATTGGAGGACAATACGAATGATTGATTTTACAAATAAATCTGTTGTTACAGAAAATGATATCGAATCCGAACATTTATTAAAGAAAGCAGTCGCACAAGGATTTTCTTTACCAAAAGGCGAAAAAGTAATGGAACCATGTAGGTTTTTCCATTTTATCGGAAGCCCGTATAAACAGGTTATATCTCCCGAGAAGATAACACCGAGTGAGTTCGAACAAGCGGTTCGATATTCTGAATTATTTGGAGATGAAAAGGAAGATTTAAGAAAAATCGCTGACTTAGCTGCAAGATGGTGCAGAACATACGGATATGAACATTTAAGTGTCTACGCAAATGAAGAAACCGAAAACTACACTGGAAAAGGAATTGCAAAAACCGAAAATGGCACAGTGCAGCGTGTTGATATTGAAATAAAGAAACCGCGCAAGATAACAATAGCTGAATTAGAGAAACATTTCGGATATCCTATTGAAATTGTAAGCTGAGGACACTGCCTATGAAAAAGAATAACCCTCAGGGCGAATCAATCAGAATCCGTCTCACGTACCAGCTAGAACAAAAACTCATAGCCGAGAAGAACCGAACCGGCAAAAGTGTATCGCAGATCACCAGAGAAGCATTGGAACAATATTTCCGAAGGAGATAGGAAAAACGCCGACTCAATTTTTCTCAAAAAAATAAAAAAGAGGTTTTTATATGTCAGAAGAATACAGTGAACGCTTTGATGAACTTCGTAAGAATCGAGTCGAGGTAAGCTATCATAAATACGGTCCTGCCAGGAAGAATTTTAAAACCGGAAACGTACAGGCGCTTCCTACAATGGAACGGTGCATTGAAAAATATAATTCCACTGGGAATACAGAATACCTTGTGGACGCTGCAAATTACCTTATGTTTGAATTCATGTACCCACAACATCCAAACGCGCATTTCAAATCTACAGACAGCAAAGATAGCGCCGGGATAGTCGGGATTAGCGTGAAAGAAATGGAGGACTTGAAGAATGAACAGTACTAATGCTCCAAAAGTAAAGATCATAAATCCAGAAGGCTCTGGCTGGAGGGGAACACAATATTTTGTTGACGGAACAGAAATCAATCGTGTAATATCAGCAGACTTTCATGTCGCAGTTGACGAATTACCGACATCGGTTTTTGAATTAATGGCTTTGCCGGATATTGAAATGGAATCTGAAGTAAAATTCTCATACACACCGCAGTCCGTAGAGGACGCAGTAATAATCATGAGACACGAACTTCTGGCACATGGAGAAGTTTACAATGGCTTCAAAGCAAGCCTTAAAACAGCAATTGAGAAGTATTGTACCTGCGGTTTACCATTCGAGCCAGAAGAAGAAACTGCCAGTAAGATTCTTGATTTCATGATCGGAGAGGAACAAAGAGAATGATTTTAGCAAAATTCGTAGCAGCCATGCTGGATATCGCGTTTTTTACATTGGTCTTGGCGTTCCTTATATCACAGGACGAAGCCGAAAAGAAAAGCAATCCAATAGCGTCGGCAATATTTATATTAATGGAAATATGTTTTGCAGTTAATGCAGTTGTGATTTTTAGATTATAAGGAGAACCCAATGTGGTTAGCATTCACAATACAAATTCCCCTGTTCACTATACTGATTGAACGGGTGAAAATACAAGAAAATCAGAAACCTGCCGTTCTCAGGTTAGGGAAAGCCTTTGAATCTGACAGGTCGAGGCATCCAGAGTAGCTTAGGTCTGCGTTGGTGAAACTCAATGGAATATAATATAATTTTTTCCCACCCATTGCAAAGTAACTGGCGCGGACTTAACAATATTAATAGCTATGATGCTTTCTAAAACCACCAGAATATATCACATTTCCGGGAACGCCAACCCGGAAATCAATGGGCTATCGCCAAGCGGTAAGGCACAGCACTTTGACTGCTGTATTCGCGGGTTCGAATCCCACTAGCCCAGTCGGCTGTATCGTTGGAATGGTATAGCTCCTCTGAAATACCATCTATCCCATCAGGGGATGAATAAAGGGGCTTCAAACGTCCCGGATGGTTTCCACATTTTGTGGAGCAGCGGACCCTTTGTTGCGACTGCGAGGGCAAGAATCGCAACAGCAGAGGAAGTTACTCTTGAACTGCAATAACCCTCTGCTCAGGAAACTTAGTTCAGCTGGCAGAACGGTCGGCTCATAACCGACAAGTCACAGGTTCGAGTCCTGTAGTTTCCATTTCTTCCATATGCTGTCTATCCGTTCAATGGACAGAAAAAACTGCTGAATGAGTGTATGTGGATTGTTTTCGCGAAAGGTGTGTAACGGCACAGCCCGTTTGATGAAGATAATTCCCCGTTCTGCACAGTCTCCGAGTTAAATTGTCGTCAATAAGCGCGCATTGAGGACAGGAAGTTTTCAAGAGACATCAAAAGGTTTTGTCGTTGTCTATAAAGACGTAAATATCCAATTTCGAAACAACTCCGTGGAGCATACCACGGTTACCAAAAAGCCGTCAGGTTGGCAAAAATACGATAGTCCAAGTTATGGGAAATTGCCTAGTGGAAAGCATAACACGATAAACCTATTGCTAACCGGCGGATTGCCGGTTCTGGGAGAATATTCCGTAGAGGTAGCGGTGCAGACTGTAAATCTGTTGCCTTCGGGCTCGGGTGGTTCGACTCCATCTTCTCCCATTGATTAATTAGAGACTGAAAGTTCAGAGTGGAAGAAAGCATGGGAATAATATAGGAATGTGTATGTCCGAGTTCCGAATATATTGTTTCTTATCGGTATGAGTTTTCTTCCTTGGGTAGTCAATAAGTGAATATGCCGTTGTTCTACGAAACATTACATAATTCTTCTAATTAATCTCTTATGGCAGGATAGAGAAGTGGAATCTCGCAAGGCTCATAACCTTGAGATCGGCGGTTCAAATCCGCCTCCTGCAATTCGTGGAATGTACGCTAGTGGCAAAATGACAGAGTCGCGCTCTGGTCTCCGGTTCGATTCCGGGCGTTCCATTTTAATCCGCTTAGAAGCTGTTTGTACACAGGCGGTCTATGGTTCAGGTGGATTATTGAAGCATAGCTCAGTGGTAGAGCAGTGGTCTCCAAAATCACGTGCCGAGGGTTCGATTCCTTCTGCTTCAGTTCCGATGAATTGCAATCATTGGAATCTTTTTCTTTTACTTCGTTCGGTTCCAGTGTTTCTCGTTGGGAGATTTATGCCGTTCAAGTCGGCGCACTGGACTTTTTTAAATTGAGGTGTTAATTATGCAAAAAGAAAAGTGTTGTAAAACATGTAAGAAACATGACGATTTTACATGGGTATGTTTCAACGGCGACAGTGAACACTGCGCTAATTTTACGGAACCAGATTGTGTTTGCAAATTTTGGGAGGACGCAGAAAATGAAAATTTATGAGGCAATATGTTTGAGAAATACATATGGTGGAGAAACGACTCTTGATGACCTTGTGAAACTAATGCAAGGAAACAAAATTCACAGATGTCCGAAGTGCGGCGGAAGTGGAACTATTATCAAAAGAGTAAATCGTGCGCAATACTGGGAATGTTGTGATGATTACGTAGAAAAAGAAGTCACTTGCGACTTATGCAACGGCGAAGGGTATACTGAAAAAATATACAAACCTAGAATGGTACAGGATGGATGGGAATGCAAATAGCAGGAAAAGAAATTAAAGACGAATGTTCTAAATGTGGAAATATCCTTGAATGTGAGTTATTCCGTCAGGGACATGGAATAAAACAGGAACGCAAGAATATAGCAAAGATGATTGAATGCCAGATGAAGCATAGGGAGGAAAGAGAGAAATGATTAAGATTTTGAAACCTGGTACATTAAAAGAAGCAACTTGTGACAAATGCGGTGCAGTATTGAGCTATGACGAATCCGAAGATGTGAAAGATGAAAACATAGAGAAGCATTTTGCTACAAATATGCCATCTGGATTCGGGTACAAGCGAAAATACATTATTTGCCCACAATGTAAGAATAAAATCATTTTAAGTTCGACCAGATAGGGGGGGAATATTAGTGTTCAAAAAGATATTTAATCTCTACATAAGATATAAAACTAAAAACCTCAAAGCAATTCCACTGTTCGTAATGACATTTAACTGGAAGAAATTCTAGAAAGACGGTAAAAAAGATAGTTGCGCACTATATTCAATACATCCAGACAGTGCAAACGACCCGTTCTTAAAAGAAAAGTTGTCTGAATGCGTGGATTATATTCGAGATAACTATGACATGGAAATATTTACTAAGCTTTAAGGGAGGATTGCCATGAGAATTGAAGATTTGAAGAGCTGGACAGTAGATCAGTTGAAAGAAGAACTTGTTCGGTTGGCTGATGAGAGAGAAGCAAAGCAACATGAGATTTTAGACAAGGATAATAAAATCAACGAGCTTCAGGCTGAACTGGATAAAATGTGCGCTTATAACAACGAGTTAAAAAGACAGGTGGACAAAAAGGCAGATACACCATTTTACGACGAATCTGTAGAAATCGCAAAATATCACAGACAGCATCAGGACGATTGCATTACGATTAATCAGTTGCATACAACACTTGACGTTCTGATTGACCGATATGCGAATCTGAGAAAGATTCATGGACTGAGCTGATGAGAATTATTTATACAGGCTCAGACATTGATTTCCTCGACACCACGTACAATCTTGAGGGAGAATGCTACCGAATGAACATTCCGACTAGGTTCTATCCGGACAGACGCTTGCTTCTGGCGGGGAATACGACCGTAATATACAACCGAACGGGAAATCTTTCTAAAACATGGAAAGCAGATTACATCGGGGACAATTATTTGACGATTTTGACATTGATCAGAAAGGACAACGGTAAATGAGTATCAAAACAGCACTTGAATCAGAGGGAGTAGACTTCTCTGAATATATGAATCTTCCTGAGCCATGGGACGGAACCGCACAAATTAAAATGGAGAATGGCACAAAATGGATAATTTGCCCGTTTTGCGGAAAGAAAGCCTTAAAGATTTTTCCGACCACGAAAATTCATCGGATGCCGTACAAATGTAAGGGAAGCAACTGTAAGAAAGAGTTTATGGTGAATGTATGAGTACTTGTTATGATTGTGCGTGCGGAAAGATTATTGATAATGGAGTTAATAGGGGGTATATTTGCGACCTTGGTGAAAAGACATTTTACGTTCCATTTATGGCTCCCACGCCAGAAATATGTGATAAATTCGCTAAAAAGAGTGGTATCTCAGCTTGGGATGCATTTAATGATGAAGAACGTAAGAAATATTCTGAAATGTATTCTATACTTCCGTTTTGCAATCCTGATGTAAGCGCAGAAGATTTTTTCAGAGATATGGATAGTGGGTACTTAGGGATTTATCCAGAAAACACACCAGACATCGTTAAAGCTATTGATTCCATAAAAGCGCATGATGAAGATGTTATTAAAACAGTTGCCAACGATGCGGAAGAACTTCAAAAGACTAAACCTATGGAACCGGATGAACTTTCGGAAGAAACCAAGTTTCGAATCTATAAATTAATTGTAAATGAAATCGGGAAACATTTTCATAATTGTGAGATGAGTATGTCGTTCAAAGATTTCATACTTGTCGAGGACTGCATCAGAAAAGTTTTGCAAGGAGAACAAGATGAACAGAAAACGAATTAAATGCATTTTGACAGGTGGTTGCAGATTTAAAAGTTCGGATACAGAATCGAAATGTAACGACAAAGAAAAGACTTGTACTATTACGGAAACTTGCTACAAATGTGGGAAAAAATATACAGCCATATTTACTTATAAACAGTTAGGGATTCCAGATTGGAGGTGAGTGAATGAAGCTACCAGAATGCGACCACGATTTTGAAGAATGCGAGATATTCAATCCGTATAATTATAATTTTAATAAATTTAAGCCGTACGGCTCTAATCAGCGTTTCCAACCGTATTATTGCAAAAAGTGTGGAATACTTATATTAAAAAGAACAGTTAATAATTTGAAAGAAACAGATAAGTTTCTGTGGGAATAATAACCAGTCAGAGAGCCAGAAAGGAGTGCCATTATGAGCAACTTGAAGATATTTACAGATAATATCGAACCAGAAGCATTAAATCAGATTTATACATTGATAAAACAGCCTGCATTTTCTGAATGCAAAGTACGAATCATGCCAGATGTTCACGCAGGAGCGGGATGTGTAATTGGTTTTACTGCTGATTTCGGAGATAAAGTAATTCCGAACATTGTTGGCGTAGACATTGGATGTGGAATGCTTACAACACAAATCCCTGCTGACGTTGGAACAATAGATTTTAAAATTCTCGACGAAGTAATAAGAAACAATGTTCCGGCAGGAAGAAACGTACGTGACGAAATCATAAATTTTGAAGAATTAGAAGAACTTCATTGTTTTTCTCGACTCAAAAATATTGAATGGATTCGCAGGAGCCTTGGTACACTTGGGGGCGGAAATCATTTCATTGAAGTTGACACTGATTCGAAAGGGATGAATTATCTTGTAATTCACACTGGGAGTCGAAACCTTGGAAAGCAAGTAGCTGAAATATATCAGAAAATTGCCATAGAAGATGCACAGGATACAGATGAGCTTGAAACTGAAATACAGAAATTAGTGAAAGAATACAAGCATTCTGGAAGACACAGGGATATCCAAAATGGTATTGATGAATTAAAACGAAAATGGAAGCCGGGCAAACTAGGTATTCCGAAAGAATTATGTTACCTGACGGGAGAACATAGAAAACAATATCTGCATGATATGAAAATCTGTCAAGAATTTGCAAGAATAAACAGACGATGCATACAGAGTGCTATATTTTACACTATGAATTGGACGCTCCAAAGAAACACATGGTTTGATACAATTCATAATTATATTGACCACGAAACAAACATTGTTCGTAAAGGCGCAATATCAGCTAGATATGGTGAAAAAGTTCTTATTCCAATGAATATGCGAGATGGATGCATTATTGCAGTTGGGAAAGGAAACGATGATTGGAACTGTTCGGCCCCGCATGGCGCAGGACGCATTATGAGCCGATCAAAAGCAAAAGAAAACATCTCGTTAGAAGAATTTAAGGAGTCTATGGATGGGATATACACAACATCCGTTCAGAAATCCACAATTGATGAAAGCCCTATGGCCTACAAACCACCGCAAGAAATTATTGATAATATCAAAGATACTGTAGAGATAGTTGATATTATCAAACCTGTATATAACTTCAAAGCAAGTGAATAACAGTCAAAGAGCCACATGAGAGCCAGACTAAATCCTAAGAAGAAAGGAGGTCTGGCTCTATTTTTATGCAAAAATTTACAGAAGGTTCGCTTGAATGGTATCGGGCAATCCTAAATCAAATCATCAATGGCGATATGACAGTCTATCAAAACCAGAAAGACTGCCTTGATCTGCTGTTAAATATGAATATTGACCTTCCTTTCAAGGATAATCCAGATGCGCAACAGATGGGAATAAAGGTAAGCCAATATGCACACAATATCGCAGAAAGGCAAGCTGCTATCACTGGAAGCGGAGATTTTGACGAGATTTACTGGAAATATTTACTGTTGGAAGCGCCATATTTATTGGATTCTTACGCACTATATATTGAAAAAGATAGGAAGCCACAGGAGCGTTTCTATCAACCTAGAAGAAGAACTTTGAAAAAGGTTGTTGATAAGCTACAAGCCCTTGAAGACGATAAACTTGACGAATTGTTTCTGCATCAACCTGCCAGAACCGGCAAATCACAAATTATAACAGTAGGAACATCTTGGCATTGCGCAAGAAACACAGAAATAAGCAATCTTTATGTCACATATAAGGAAGGACTTGGCGGAGCATTTCTTGATGGCGTTATGGAAATCTGGACAGACCCTACATACTGCCACGAAGATGTATTTCATTCAAAAATAGCCAGAACAGATGCAAAAAATCATAAAGTAGACCTCGAACGAAAGAAAAAATACGCTACTTTGTCCGGAAAAGGTTTGGAATCAGGTTTGAACGGCGAGTATGACGCTTATGGTTGGCTAATTCTTGATGATATTCTGGAAGGTATTCAAGATGTATTGAACCCTGACATACTTCGAAGAAAGCAGATTGTGTTCGATAACAATGTTATGTCTCGAAAGAAAGAACAGTGCAAACTGATTTTGAACGGTACTATTTGGTCGCTACATGATCTTTATATGAACAGGCTTTCATTCCTACAAAATAATCCAGAAGCAAAACATATTCGATATGACGTTTTAAAAATCCCTGCTCTTGACCCGGAAACAGATGAAAGCAATTTTGATTACGACTACGGAGTAGGCTTTAGTACAAAGTACTATCGCACTATTCGTTCTAAATTTGAAGAAAATGACGATATGGCGGGATGGTTGGCTCAGTATCAGCAGGAACCAATTGAAAGAGACGGAGCATTATTCAATTCTCAACACATGAATTTTTATAATGGACAGCTTCCAGACGAAGAACCTTTGAAAGTCGTGTCTGCGTGTGACGTTGCTTTAGGCGGAAGCGACTATTTGGCAATGCCGGTAGCTTATGTGTACGAAGATGGTTCTGTATATATTCATGATGTTGTATATGACAATTCGGAGAAGATATATACAATGCCAAAAGTCGTGGCATCAATCATCAACAATAAAGTAACCAACGCTTTTTTTGAAGCCAATGCAGGTGGCGAGGGATATAAGGATGAGGTTGGAGTTGAACTGCAAAAACAAGGATACGAAACAAATCTTACCTCTAAATATGCACAACAGATGATTTTAAATAATGGAGGACACGCCCCAAAGTCTGCGGTAAGAAAAGAGCAGCGAATATGGGACAATGCAGAAAATATCAGAAGATTTTATTTCAGAGATACTGGATATCAAAATGCCGAATACAGAAAATTCATGAATAATGTGTATTCATTTACTATGACAGGAAAGAATAAACATGATGATGCGCCCGATGCGCTTGCCAGCTTAGCTGTGTTTTTGAAAAATGGAAGTGGCGCAGGTGTCGTAAAGGCAGTACGCAATCCACTCTGGGGAAGGAGATAAAATGAGACGATTAACAGAAACAAAAAGATATTTAAGTCAAGTATATGCTTTGAATTGCAGAATTGAAAATAAAAAATCTGAGCGTGACCAGTTAAGAGAACTTGCTACCTCTGTATCTTCTTTTACAAATACGGAAAGAGTTCAAACTTCTAGTAACCAGGACAAAATGGGCGATACAGTGGCAAAAATCGTAGATTTGGAAACTGAAATTACGGCTACAATCGTAGAATACCTCAGTAAAAAAGAAGAGGTTATAAAGACAATTGAAAGTGTTGAGAACATAAATATGTATAATCTTCTCTACAAACGGTATGTAGAGGGGAAATCTCTGACATCTATCGCTGAAGAAATGGGATTTTCCGAAGATTATGTAAAGCATTTACATGGCGATGCCCTGAATATTGTAAAAAAAATCAAACATTTTGAAAGTTGACACCTGATAGCACTGAATAACACTTTGTTTTATATTATAATATAAACTGTAATTTTTACACAAGCATCGGATTCGTTCCGGTGCTTTTTTCATGCCTAAAGACAGGAGGACAGGCAGTGGGGAGAAACAAAATGAACTTTGTTGACCTATGCCAAGGCGAGTTTGGCAGAAAAACTGCCTATACTGGCGTAGACCAGATTACTCCCCAGAACGTGGCACAGGTCCTTTCTGATACAATCGGAATCCATAACAGGAATAGAACCCTGATGGATTATCTTTACAGATATTACAAAGGTGATCAGCCAATTTTATATCGTGAAAAACTTGTTCGTCCAGAGGTCAACAATAAAGTTGTTGAGAATCATGCCCTTGAAACAGTCAAATTCAAGGCAGGACAAATATACGGAGAACCTATTCAATATGTCTGCAAGAAGAAAAAAGCGAGTGAAAAAACAAATGAACAAGTTGACCGGCTTAATGATTATCTGGACGAAGCCAATGCAGACGCCAGAAACATTCAACTCGGAGTATATCAGAGCGCGGTAGGAACTGCATATAAAGCAATCCTGAGAGAGGATGAATGGACAAAGGATGGAGACTTACCGCCTTTCAGAATATTTATCCCATCACCGCAGGATGTATATATTGTTTATTCAAGCGTTACTGGCAAACCAGTGCTTTCCGTTCAGATTTTAAAAGACGAGGACAATCAGCAGTATTACCAGTGTTATTCTTCCAGACAGTATTTCAAAATACAAAATGGAGTGGTGACAGAATCCGGAATCAATGGCTTTGGCGGTATTCCTATCATTGAATATCCAAATAATCACGACAGACTTTCCGACATTGAAATTGCGATCACAATGTATGACGCAATCAACAAATATCAATCTGATAGGCTGAATGGTGTTGAGCAGTTTGTGCAAGCCCTGATGAAATTTAAAAACTGCGAGATTGATGAAGCAGAGTTCGTAAAGATGGTTAAACTCGGTGCGGTATCGGTAAAAGACGTTGGAAACGGAACACAATCAGACGTTGATTTAATGACCGCCGAACTAAATCAGTCAGAGAGCCAGGTTGCAAAAGACGACATTTACAATAATATGTTGATTGTCGAAGCAATGCCAAATCGGCAAAGTAATACCGGTGGAGATACAGGCAATGCAGTATATCTGAGGAATGGTTGGGATTTCGCAGAGAGAGACGCAAAATTGGTAGAAGCATTCACAAAAGAAGCTGAAAAGGCATCTGCCAGAATCATTTTGAATATCATTCGAAAAACATCAATGGATGTAAATATTTCAACCAGAGATTTTGATGTAAAAATCACAAGAAACCCGACAGATAACATGCTTGTTAAAGCACAGGCGCTTGATTATCTGTTTAAAAATAAAATTCATCCGCTTATTGCACTGATTACTTGTGGATTATTTAGTGATCCACAAAAAGTATACGAAATGAGTTTGCCATATCTCGGAACCATTTACCCGGAATTGGTAGACCCGGACTCAGAACTGCAAAAAGCGAAAGATTTGCTGAACGGCTTTAACAAGGATGTGATTTCAGAATGAGTGTTTCATCATACGATGAATTAAATATCAGACCTAACAATCGCAGAAGCGAACCGTATAAAGAATATTTCAGCAAAATGTCGATATCAGACAAAGAAAAACAAGAAAGGATAGCTTTTTCCCAAAAAATGGAAAAAGTTGTCCTTTATATTTTGGCACTGATAGAAACAACCATAGAAAGCGGAGAAACGAAACGAGAATACATCCAGACTCAATTTTATGACAAATATCTGGATGTAATTGCTTCGTATATGCTTATAGATACATATATCAAGCAATATTCCACTGATATAACAAAGCAAATTATTGATATAACATTCGAAAGGCTTTCTTCTGAAGATAAAAGCATTACTGATGATTATTACCTGTCAAATGACCGGGCAATGTTTATTTCAGAGTGCGAAGCTAATTCGATACTGAACTACAGACAGTATTCGAAAGCTGTGAAATCAGGAAAGACCAAAAAGAAATGGATTGACGTAGGAGACAAAAGAGAACGAAAGACACACCTCGAAGTTGGAGGAATCACGCTCCCGATTGACGAGCCGTTCTCGGTTGGAGATAGCTTACTACAATTTCCAAAAGACACCTCGCTAGGAGCTTCGGCAGACGAGATTGTGAATTGCCGGTGCTCAATTCAATATAGTTAATTTAGAGACGAGTAAAATCGTCTCTTTTTTATTAAAAAATATGCACCCCGATAGCGTAATCATGGGAGACACCTTGAGCTGAGCGAACAGCGTAAAAAAGCGTATTGGTGACAGGAGATTTCAATGACAAGAGAAGATGTAAAAAGGATTTTTCCAGATGCAACCGATGACCAGATTACTTCTTTTCTGAATCAGTCAAATTCTGATGTGGCTAAGGAAAAAGCCAAAAATCAGAAATTAAAAGAAGATGCAGAAAAAGCAAAAGCGTTGGAAACAGAACTGGAAGAACTGAAAAAGCAGAACATGAGTGAAGCTGAAAGAACAGAATTGGAGCATCAGAAAGAGAAAGCAACAAATGAAAAAAGAATTTCTGATCTCGAATCTGCACTTAAAGCAGCTCAGAAAGACGCTCTGACAGGTAAAATCACTTCTATTTTTGCGAGCGCAGGAATGAAAGGAGATGCCTATGCGGGAGCAATTAAAGCATTTTCAAATATGAATGCGGAGGATGCTCTTAAAGAAGCCCAGACGTTTGTCGATGGAATTTCCGTAGAAAATAAAAACGCTCTTGATACCGCAAAAGCAGCTTGGGAGAAAGAAGCACTTGAAAATACACCTAATCCCGGTGGCGGTAAATCTGGTGGAGAACCAAAAAAGAAAAGCGAAGCATCTGAATACGCAAAAGCGTACTCAGCAAAAATGTGCCCAGAAAATAAACCGGCAGACGATAATGCCCCAGTAAATATTTAAGAAAAGGAGATTTAGATTATGGCTTTTATGAAAACAGAGCAGTACGAATCCACACCTAATATCCTCGAATCCGAGGTAGGGCTGGTGCTTAAAACCTATACAGCAGAACAGACAAATGCTGAAACCGTTGGGACTAAGAAGATTATCAAGGCGGGTTCTGTATATCCGACGAACGCAACTGGTGCTAAAGGCATTGTGTTTGAAGACGTCGATATGACAGACGATACAAAACGACCGATTTCCGTAATTGTTGCAGGACGTGTTCTTGAAAAAAGACTTCCGGTAACAGTAGAAACCACTGCAAAAACAGAGCTTGAAAAATCAGGTATCGTTTTTGTAACCACTACAGACCCAGAATTTTAAGGAGGTAAGCAGATGCCATTTAATATTTTAGAATCAATTACACAGGAAGAAAGACTTAACTTCTCTCAGGATTTCAGCGTAAAAAGGCCGGGCATTCTTGACACCATCTTCCCGGATGTCAAAACACAGTTCCTGAAAGCTGAATACTACAGACTTATGGCTGGACAGAGACTTCCAGAGGTAGCATTCGTTCATGCACTTGATACTGAAGCAGAAATCGGAACAAGACCGGGCTTTGAAAAAGTCCTGACTGAAAAGCTCTTTATTAAGAGAAAAATTAATCAGTCTGAGAGATTACAGCAGGCGATTGAAAACGGCGTGCCGGATGATGAGAACTTAAAGAAGTTTGTATTTGATGATGCAGCTAACCTTTTTGAAGGTGTTGTTGCTAGAACAAATGTCATGAAAGGTCAGTTCCTTTCTACTGGCGCAGTAAAAGTCAAAGAGAACAATGTGGATATGAGCATTGATTATGGTGTTCCGTCCGATGCAAAAGTAACAATGACAGACTGGTCTAAACCAGATGCAGATATCATGGGCGATATCCAGAAGATGGTCGCTGTCGCAGAAGACAATGGTTTTGTGGTAAACAAAGCTCTGACATCACTTAAAATGATTAATTACATGAGAAACAACACTGCAATGCAGACCGCAGTTCTGGGAGCAGCAAACAAACGTCTTCTGACCAAACAGGAACTCGCTAATCTGCTTATGCAGGAATACGGAATCACAATTGATCGTTGCGACGAGAAATTCAAATTCAGAAAAGCGGATGGTTCTCTCAAAACAGGAAGATACTTTAAAGAAGATGTATTCACACTGTATGAAGCAGAGCCGAACGGTTCATTTGGTACTGGACTCTGGGGCGTAACACCAGAGGAACTTGAATACAGACAGTTTATTCAGGAAGAGAATCGTTCTTTCGTAACGCTGTCCATGTGGGCTACACAAGACCCGGTTGCAGTTTGGACCAAAGCGTCAGGCATGTTTGTTCCGGTAGCGGCAAAAGCTAATGGTGGTATCGTAATCGGTACCAAAGCGGGGGAATAAACGGGCATAGTCTCGACAAGAACAGCCAGTCACCATCTGCATCAAGTGTTAATGATGCTTCAAAACACAAGTATACAGAAAGCGAATTGTCAAGCATGACAGTAGTTCAACTGAAACAGCTCGCAAGTGACAATGGCTATGCCCTGATATCTACAAACAAGGCTGGTATTATCTCAGAAATTTTATCTCAGCAAGGGTAGGTGATCTTAAATGGACGAACGGCTTGTAAATGATCTGAAAGAGTATCTATCCGATGATGCGGAAACTGACGGTATGATTTCTTTGTCTGTGAAGCGTGCAATTCGTTCGTTCAAAAAGAAACGCAACTATCCGTCTGGATATACAGATGAAAAAATCAATACCGATATGGAATACTGTTATGATTGCATATTTGATCTGGCTCTCTATTTCCTTGTGAAACAGGGAGCCGAGTTCCAAGAATCGCACTCTGAAAATTCAGTAAGTCGAAAATGGGAATCCGAAACGGAAATATATATCAATCATGGCGTTTTTCCGTTTGCAGGAAGTTTAATTTAATAAGATGGTTGGGTCACGTGGCACAGTATTTTTGTCCTCCCGGAGTGCCGCTGGGTTGCTTATATTCAGTAGGGAAAAGCAAATGTTAAGGGAGTGAAGAAAGGAACTGGCGATGGGATGTGAACATGAATGTTTTAATGAACACCGCATAGAAGAATTAGAGAATAGTCTTCGGCAGATGCAAGAGAGACAATCCGACCGCCATAAAGAGTTTTATGAGCGTATCGGGGAACTGGAAAGAAAGACAGCATTAAGTGAGAATGACTTGAACCATATCAAGTCAACTGTGGATGAGATGAATAACAATATAAAGACTCTCATGGCAGTCCCAGGAAAGCGCTATGATACAATTATTGTATGTGTTATTACGGCAATTGTCGGCGCGGTTATCGGATTTATGTTAAACGGCATTCTTCCAGTTTGATTCCACTTGTAAGGGAGGACGGTGGAAATATGAATTATACAGACTTTTCAGAAGATGAAAGAAAATTTTATTTAAAAGAAGCAGGTTTCGATTCCAGAGAAGAAAAACTGTTTCGATTACGGGCCTATGGCGAAAAGACACTATGGGAAGCATCTGAACTTATGGGGTATAGTCCAAGAACCATAGACCGAATTAATAAAAGAATAAAGAAGAAAATTTCTAAAGTTGCCCCGATGTACTGTCGGGGCTTTTCTTTGTATTGTGGCGAAAACGTGGCGAAATAGTGACGTTTAAAAACAGAGTTCCTTCCTATATAATATAATCATAGGAGAAAACACAATGATTATGTTAAGAAACCCTTACGAGGGCATATGGGAAAAGTATCGTTCTATAGATGATATGGATATGATTCTTGAATCCCGGACAGGAGGAACAGATTATGGCAGGTTATCCGTATTATCCGCAACAACCAATAATAAACAATCCATACGGACAGATACAGCCGTATCAGGACAGGCTGGCTCAACTGCAAAATAATTATCAGCAGGCAATGCCTTATGGTCAAATACAGATGCAACAGTTACAGCCGGTTCCACAATCACCTATGCTTCAAGGACAGATGGTGGATGGGATTGATACTGTAAAGGCTAAAGATGTGGATATGTCCGGCAATCCTGTTTACTATCCAAAAACAGACGGAACTGAAATTTACAGAAAACAGCTTCAATCCGATGGAAGAAGCAGGATTTTTGTTTACCGACTCGTAAATCCAGACGAACAGCAATCTAAGCAAGATGAAAAGCAGATTGATATTGAAGCAATGTTTAATCAGCTTCGGAATGATGTTTGTTCGGAGATTTCTGAAATAAAGAATATGTTTCCGACACAGATGTCGGGGACATCGGAACCTAAGCAGAATGGAGGTAGGCAGAGATGAATTTCAACCCAAACGCCATGATAAAAAAACAACTTGAAAAAATGATCTCTCAGAGGTTCGGAAGTGTCGATAACATGATGAACGATATGAGCAAATTCGCAGGAAATAATCCAACATTAAAAAATGCGTTGGATTTATATAAAAAAGGTGACGCAAGTCAATTGCATCAAATTCAACAGAATGTTTTTGAAGAAAAGCATTTATCACCAGATGGAATTATACAGAAATTCCTTGGATTATAACACTTCCCCATAATTGGGTGATTCAGAATCGCTACAATTTGGGACGACAGCCGCGGATGTCTCCTATTGTAAATAAAATTTAAGGAGACTAAAAACATGATGAATGGTTCAAATTACAGCCTTAGCGACATTGCAGCTGCTACAGGCTCTAATAGTCGCGCAAATGATATGTGGGGCGGTGATGGCTTTTCACTTATCTGGCTCGTCCTGATCTTCGCAATCTTCGGCTGGGGAGGTTTTGGCGGCTGGGGCGGCGGCTTTGGCGGTAACGGTGGAAACGGTGCGAACGGTGCCGGCTTCCAAGGATGGGCTACCCGTTCAGATATTAATGAGGAATTCGCCCTTAATGATATTCAGAATGGTATCAGAGGTATTCAGCAGGGTATCTGTGACAGCACATATTCTCTTAACAATACCATGCAGAGTGGCTTTAATGGCATGAACGTTGGAATGCTTCAGGGCTTCAATGGCGTTCAGCAGGCTATCAATGCTGATACTGTAGCCGGTATGCAGAATACCAACGCATTACAGTCTCAGTTAGCAAACTGTTGCTGTGAAACAAGAGAAGCTATACAGGGTATTAACTACAATCTTGCTACCAACACTTGTGCTCTCCAGAACACAATGAACAACAACACCAGAGATCTTCTGGAAAACCAGAACAGCAACACAAGAGCAATCCTTGACTTCCTGACTAACGATAAGATTGCAACATTACAGGCAGAGAACTCTGATCTGAAACGTGCTGCATCTCAGGATCGTCAGTCCGCATTGCTTACAACTGCTATGGCTTCACAGACTCAGCAGTTAATCAATGCAATTAATCCGGCGGCTATTCCGGCATATGTTGTTCCGAATCCGAATACCTATTACGGCGGATGCGGATGCAACAGTGGATGCTGCTAAGTAACTCACCCTTAGAGGTTGACTAATTCTAAGAGGTGGGTTGCGGCTCACCTCTTATTTGATTGAGAGGTATAAAATATGAGTTGTAAGAATGTTTGTAAACTTTGCAGTCATCTTGTAATCAGTCAAGCTGTTGCGTTTACAGGGGGCAATCTTGTAATCACACTTCCAGCAGGCAGTTACAACAACGGAGAGAAGTATTGCATTGTGATTGCACAAAGTATACCAGAAGCCACCACAATTACCGCCCCGGTAATGATTCAGGTAGGAACAGGAACAACTTTATATCCGCTAGAGAATCGTTGCTGCGCACAGGTTACGGCTTGCGGAATAAGAACCAGAACAAAGTACGCAACCAGAGTAGCTACAAGTGCAACTGGCGGAGTATTCAAGATGTTAGGAAATCCGGCTTGTAGTCCAAGTAACAATTTAACAGCAATTAATGGTACAGCCCCAACGACAGACACACCTGTTACACAGGCTGTTAGAAAGGGGGAATTGTAATGCATAAAGTTGCAATGGAAATGGGAAAATGGGCTATGGAGAAAGCCAAAGCACATGGATTTGACAATCTTAGCTCTCAGGACTGGGATGATCTGAAAGATTGCTTAGAAGCAGTAAAATGCGCAATCTGTGCAGACAAAGATTATCGAATCGTAGAAGCTATGGACGAATGCGAACAGGAAGAAAAGTATCTTGGACGCATGGGATATGACAGATATCGTTATGTAAACGGCAGATTTGCACCAAAAGGCAGAGGAAGCCGCATGGGATATATGCCATATCTTCATATGCAGGATGATGACTGGATAAGCGAATATCCGAATAATCCAGAGTTTGACCAGAACCTGTACCGCATGGGATATCATCCAGACCGTAGTGATATGAGAATGGATGGAATGAACCATAAGCAGTCCAGATATGGTGAAACCTACGACAGATACAGCGAGAATCGCAGACATTACCATGATTCCAAAGACGCTGAGTCTAAGAGAAAAATGGATGATTCCATGAAAGAGTATACAGAAGATATCATCCGCAACATGAAAGAAATGTGGGATGATGCAGACGCATCAATCAGACAGCAGATGAAAACTGACTTAACACGTTTCATACAGCAGATGAATTGAATATGAAATGAGCTTTGCCCTTGTTACAGGAATGTAGCAGGGGCTTTTTGATTGAAAGGAGAATTATTATGAAGAAATTATTTATTAGTCAGCCGATGAGAGGAAAAACAGATGAGGAAATCCTTGCAACTAGAGAAAAAGCGATTAAGAGCGCAGAGAAGCAGATTGGTGAACCTGTAGAAGTAATTGATTCTTTCTTCCAGTCAGCACCAGTTGACGCAAAACCACTTTGGTATCTGGGCGAATCCCTTAAACTACTGGCAGAAGCTGATGTGGCGTTCTTTGCTAAAGGATGGGACGAAGCCAGAGGATGCAAGATTGAGAATACTTGCGCTATTGAATATGGCATTGAGACCGTTATCGAAGATTATACAGCATAAGCCAAAAAAGGATGGTGATAAACTATGCTAAGACAATTTTACATGAACGGTGACCTATGGAGAGTGCAGTTTGTATCTCCGCATGACAGCGTGTTAATTGACCGTACAGGCAATAGGACGCTTGGAGTATCGGATTATTCCACCCACGTTATTTCAATCGCAAATAACCTGTATGGAGAACTTCTGAACCGTGTATTTATTCATGAGTTAGGGCATTGTGTGATGTTCAGCTATGGTCTATTACCAGAACTTCATCGCATGGTCAAGAAACGGTATTGGGTGGACGCGGAGGAATTTGTATGCAATATTCTGGCAGATTATGGACAGTTTGTTATTGGCACGGCCAGAGATATCTTAGGAAACCAGTTCACATATGTAGCTCCCATTGGGGCAGAAAGGATGAGTGCATAGATGGCAAAAGCAGAAAACACAATTATTTTTGATGGCATTCAGTACAAACCCGGTGATGAATTGCCGGATTTAGGTAGTTGGGTATGTACAGATGCAAAAGGTATGGTTCGCGATTATGAGGGACTTTCAAAAGACGTGTCAAAGCTCCCGCATTATGTACAGAGCGGTTCTTCGGCGTTATGCCTTGATACCTCTGAATTATACGAATATCACAAACCTACTGACACATGGTACAAACTATAAGGAGAAAAAACGCATGGCATTAACGGCAAAAAAAGTATACGCAATTTTGAAACGCCAGATTTCCGATATGGAGTCAAAAATAAAAACACCCGTCATATACAAAGGAACCGTTGCGGCCGCTGATTTGCTTCCACTAAATCCAAGTATCGGTGATATGTACAACATTGAAACAAAATCAATTTACGGTGAAGCTGGTATGAACGTGGCGTGGAATGGTACGACTTGGGACACCATGGGAGCACCGATTGACATGTCAATGTATCTGAAATCTACTGATGTGCCAGAGTGGGCGAAACAGCCCTTTAAACCAGAGTATACAGCAAAAGAAGTTGGAGCTTTACCAGCAAATACAAAGATTCCAAGCAAGACCAGCGACTTGGAAAATGATTCTGAATATGTTTCCGATCCGGATTTTCAGAGTGAATTGAAAAAGAAAGCGAACGGCGAAGGAATCACTCTGAGCATTAATGAATCTGGCGGACTTAGAGTTACATATGATGATGGACAGGAGGTATAAAAGATGGCACAAGTAGCAGTAGATGTAGCGATGGAGTCTACGTCACAACAGATTCTTGAATTACTAAAAGTTGTAAAGACTATGGTGACGGATGTTTCAAAATTTGACTGGAAGAATTTCTATCAGCAAATGGCTACAGATGAAGTGTTTTCGACAAAATTCTATAATTACGAAACAAGCACCAACCCTAAAGGCGAGAAGATGAACGATTCTGTAGGGCTAACAGCAGTTCCGTCTACAGAAACAATCAAAGGGCGTGACGATTTTTCAAATAGAAGCGCATTTCAAACCTTGGACTGCAATTTTGTAATTGATGAAAGCGAAAATAAAATGCCTGTTGCAATTAAAGGCGGAAACGGATTTTATAATACCGGAAAAGTCGATGTTGGCGTAATGGTTCCACTGACTTACTGGGGCATTCAGGAATTTGATACTTATTATATCGTTCATTTTGCGACAAAACCGCACCCCGAATTAGAGTGCACAACAGTTACTCCGTGGTGTAATGAAGAACTTGGATATGGAATCTTAACAAAATATTATGCAGGACAAATTGACGGGATGTTATATTCTTCTTCCGGAAATCCAATTTTCAACTTTGTTTCTGTGCAATCAGGAAATACAGAGTTGCAGAAAAAGGGCACTAGCTATCATGGCTCTGGTTCTGAGCGTACCGCTTACTTACTGTGCATGTTGTGGATTAAGTATGCAACTAAAAACAGTCAACAGATATTCCAAGGCTGTACTAGATACAACTTTCAATATAAAGTTGCACAGGCAGACACAAATGTAAATTATGTAGTTCTTCCAACGGCTCAGGCGAATAATTTCAAAGTTGACTTAACAGTATCCATAGGAGATGTGACAGGGCACACGGATAATCTTGACCGTGGCGCTACCTGGATGAGAAATATTGCAGATAAAGTCAGAGTAACTGCAATAGAAGTTATTGAGGGTACAGCAAATAGTCGCGTATATGTTGAAAAGACAGGAATGACAATTACAACAGATACCTATATCAGCTCGATGCCATTGCATTCTGGAACAACAGATAATGTTCAAGGCACAGACGGATATATTGCGAATGACGGAATTTATCCATTCAAACTCGGTGGCGTCGAAGATATGGTTGGCGCTTATTATATATCCATGAATGAATTGTGGAACAAAACATCTGCAAGCACAGTCGATTATTATGTGCGTGGAAAATCCGCATGGTCAGCAACCGGGACTGGATGGACTAAAGTTGTAACGGTTGACTTGGGTTCTTCGGATGATTGCTGGATTGGAGATATTAATATTGACTTAAAAACCGGTGTAATTACATTGCGGACTAAAGGCGCAGGAGATTCCGTAGGAGTTGGAGACAGAGAATATAACGGAGGTACGGGAACTGGTTGGAGAGAAGCATTGCGGCGCGGTAGTCTGTGGATCGGGTCGGCTGCGGGTTTTTCGTGCGCGTATCTCAGGAACGACGTTTCGGACGCGTACTGGTCCTTCGCCCTCTGCGTTTAAATTCCGAACCTTTTAGGGGTGAATTTTGCACAGCAAAAGAGGGCTGCCCCTCTATAAAATAATAATATATAGGACTTGTCACACAGGCGGCGCGGTAATCTGAGGAACGAGTCGAATGCGGGTTTTTCGTACGCGAATCTCAGGAACGACGTTTCGAACGCGAACTGGAACTACGCCCTCTGCTTTTATAAATTTGACGAAATAATTTAGTACACTGGTACTTTTGTGTGGCATTTCGTGGATTAAATTTCATTACCGTATAAGGTACTTAAATAGGAAACAAAAAGGGAACCGGTAGCCTGACGAGGAAACTGGTAGTTTATGCGTAAGGCATAAACTGGGGCTAGTAGAAATCCGAACGTCCCTCGGAATTTAAACGATAAAATAAACCCTTAAAGGAATTTGAAAATATGAAAAGATGCTGTAAAAGAATAGACATAACGGATAGGCGATTGATTGAAAGAGCAGTCAGAGATTGTCTACATGGGAAAATGGACAGAGGGGACGTTGTTCGGATGTTTTCTGAATATTCGGGTGTCCCATTTGACATTATAAAAAAGATCTGCAAAGACTTACGTATGATGAATGGACTTATTAACACAGTAATTGACGGCATTCAGCAGGAGATTATCCACAAAAAGTATATCGTAAAACCAATCCGATATAGAAAGCAAACTGACAAATGCAACGGAAAAATCAGGAACATTGGAATACAAGATATTAAACAGCAGATTTATGATTACATTGCCGTATATGCTATGGAAGAACTGTTTCGTAAAAAGTTAGGCTTTTATCAATGTGGCGCACTGAAGAAGAAAGGAAATGATTTTGGTGCAAAAGCAATTAAAAGATGGATTAGTGACCATAGCATACGTTGGGCTTGGCAGGATGATGTAAAGCAATATTATGAGACAATTCCGAAAAAGAAGTTAAAAAATCTTTTGTCCAGAGATGTTGATAATCCTGGAATTTTGCATTTGGTGTTCTTTCTGATTGATACATTTTTAGGTGGCCTTTCCATTGGTTCTTATCTCAGTCAGTATCTGGCCAATTATTATATGAGTTATGCCTATCATTTTGCAAGCGAGATGATTTTGAAAACCAGAAAATGTAAGAATGGTGTCTGCAAAACCATAAATGCAGTATCCCATGTATTGTTTCAAATGGATGATATTCTGATTTTGTTTAGAAGCCTAAAAGATTTAAAATACACAGTAAAGAAATTCAAAGAATATATTGAACGATTTCTGGGCCTAAAATTAAAGAACAAACTTAATTTTATCGACCTTAGGAACCGATATATTGATATTCTTGGGAGAAAAGTTTCAAGAAAAAGTCTTACACTTCGCTCTTCTAATTTTGTTAGATTTCGCAGAACAGCCAAGAAAGCACAGATGCAGCTTCGCAGATACAAAGATGTTGATTACCAGACAGCCAAAAGCTTTGTCGGAAGATACGGCGCGATCAAAAACTCAAATACCAAACATTTCAGAAAGAAATACGATATACCCTATATTTTAAAACGTTGTGAAGTCAAAATATCCAAAACTGAAAGGAGACTTACACATGCAAACAATGAGATTCAATTTGCCACAGCTTGAAGTTTCAACGTATCCTCTTGAAAAGGGAATGGATGTTGTAATTTGCCAGAATGAACGGAAAGTCACAGTTGAAAACCAAGACAAAAAATCCGAAGAAATGTATGAATATGACGGAAACATATTCCGGACATTTAAACATACACAAGAGGAAATATCGCAAAATCCATCCGAATACCTTGATTACGCAGGAGACGAAGAGCCTACTGCAGAAATGACAGAGTACGCAAACGCCATGGTTGATGCATACACTGAACAGCTGATTCTGGAAGGAGTGATTTCATGAGAATTTTAGTTGAGAGTCTAAAACGTATGTACAACAGTACCCCACGTAAAATTACAAAAGAAAAGATAGAAAATCTCTCAATTCTTACAAAGGAAGAAAAAGATTATATTTTGAATTGATAAGTGAAAGGAGAACTATTATGGCAGTTGCACAAAATACAGTAATCATTGATGATGTAGAATACAAGCCTGGCGAACAACTTCCGGAACTTGGCAGTATTCACCGAGTTTTCAAAGATGGTGGTAAACGTCATTATGAAGGACTTGCGAAAGATTCAGACAAACTCCCTCTGTACGTTGCTAACAATTCATCATGTTTTATGACCGATACTGGAGAGTATTACAAATTTGATGAGAGTAAGAAATTGTGGTATAAACCTGATAAGATCGAACAAAGCAAAGTAACACCGATTGAAGTATATGGCGTTCTTAACGGAAAAATCCAGCAGGTATCAGAAGACGTAGAGGGAATTGCAACACCACTTTTATACAAAGGTTCCGTATCAGACATTTCACAACTTCCGTTATCTCCTAAGATTGGATGGATGTATAATATATCTGAAAAATCTATTTATGGAGAGGCAGGTATGAATGTCGCATGGACAGGAGAAATATGGGACACTCTTGGACCGGCTATTGATATGGCACCATACTTGAGAGAGGATTCCGAGATCATAACATCCTTGAAAACCAAAACGGAAAATCTGGAATCTGCGAATTACACCGACAGAGGCACCTTAGCTGATACTGACGCATTTCTGATCAATGACGGTACGGGAATGAAAAAGAGTGTGCTGAGCAAGCTGTCAGACTTTGTCCTTAATAAAATCGCCGATAAAGTGTTTGCAAAGCTTCAAACGAACGACAAAACAATTCTGGGAGCGATTAATGAATTAAATAGTAATTCTTATGAGCGAGGTTGAGCTTTATGGCTCTACTGTTTGGTCGTCTTCCGGATGGGATACTGGAAGTGCAAACCATCAGTTTGAATTATTTGCTAACTCAAAATCTGCGATTAATAACCGTTCAGCTTGGTACTGGATGAAAGATGTAGCGTCTGCGTCTGAGTTCTGCACTTGCGGCGGCGATGGTCGTTCCGGCCATAACGACGCTTCTAGTGCGAGCTCCTATGTGCGTCTTCGCTTCGTAATCGCAGCGTAGCGAATCTGAAATCTCTTCCCATTTAATTCATTAAGAACCTTGAAAATTCCATAAAAAAATATACCAAATGGATGTGCTAAGTGTTATAATATGAGTAACATTATAACGTAAAAAGGAAGCCGGGGTATCCGACCAAAGACAACTCCCGACTTCCAAAAAGCACCACAAAGGGTACGGTATTATTATAACACAGTACCTTCCCTTTGTGTACCCGAAAGGAAGGTATTTTTTTATGGAAAATTTCGCGAATGAATTTATGACCAAGCTGGATGGGAAATTGACTCCGGAGCAGATGAAGACAGTCCTGGCAGAGCTGGAGATGTTTTCGGCGAATTATGATATCGAAAAGAAAAAGACAGAGGTTATTCCATATGACGACTGTATACCAGACTGTTATAAGACGTATTTGGTATCGAAAAAGATAGAAGGAATGTCAAAACAGTCACTGATAACATATAAGTGTAACCTTGATGACTTCTTCAGATCAGTGAATAAGCCGTTATCCCAGATAACTACGAATGACATACGTATATATCTGTACGGATTGACGGAAAGAGGGAATACAAACCGCACAATCGATGGAAAAAGACTTATCATACACACTTTTATGGACTGGTGTGTAAAGGAAGAATACTTGACAAAGAATCCATGCAGCAGAATAAGCCCGATTAAATTTGAAGTAAAACCGAGAGAACCTTTAGACGACATTGAACTTGAATTAGTAAGGGATGCTTGCCAAGACTATCGCGAACGCGCAATCATAGAACTGTTTTACAGTACTGGATGTCGTGTGTCGGAGATGGTGGTTCTGAAGAAGTCAGATATTGACTTTCAGACTAAAGAAGTACATTTATTTGGAAAAGGAAGTAAGCATCGTATATCTTATATTAATGCCAGGGCAGAAGTAGCATTGAAAAAGTACTGGTTCACGCGAGACGATTGTTGCGACAGTGCAATTGCAACTATTCGCAGACCTTATCGAGGAGTTACCAAGACACAATTGGAACAGATAGTAAGAAAAATCGGGGAAAGATCAGAGATTGGAAGAAACTTATACCCGCACCTTATTCGCCACACAACTGCCAGTGCTGCGCTTGAAAGAGGCATGAATGTTACGGACCTGCAGAAGATGCTGGGACATGAGAAACTTGATACAACTATGATTTATGCAAAGGTTAATCAAGAGTCGGTCAGATACAATCACCACAAATACGTCATTTAAGGAGAACTATATGAGAGGATTAAAACGGCAAAAGCAAACAATATACTGGTCTAGGGTGACAGAAGAACTTGACGGAATAGACACAATCAAGAAATATCAGAATCCAGAACTGCATTGTCTATCCGTGTCTGCGACCGCCGGAACGCCGGAAGAATTATCTGCCGGGTACGTCCCTGATTACGATAGGTACATCACGAATTTTGACCGTAGCTTTAAACCGCAGATTGCAGATGTGTTCTGGATAGACTGCAAGCCGGAACTGACCGAAGCAGGCGAACTTGTTTTAGGTGAAGACGGAGAACCTACAGTCCCGCCAGACTACCGTCTAAAAAAGATTCTTGATACCCAGAAAGGGAATGTGGCACGATATGGCATCAAGTATATAGGAGATGGTTCAGATGGCGAATAAGACTATCAAAATGGAATTGTCGCATAAATCTATACAAGACACGATAAAACAGCTCAGAGCGTATCAGAAGTCACTTGTAAGTAAGAATGAAATATTCATCAAAAGGCTTTCTGAAATCGGTCTGAATGTTATTCAAACTACAATGGAATCAATACCAGAAGAAGAAAAGGGAAATTATTATACCGAAATCGTAAATAATATCAAAGGTGAAATAACCGGTGTAACAGTAAGGCTGTCTGGTACAGATGTGCTTTTTGTAGAATTTTCAGCAGGGATTTCATACGGCACTGACAGCTATCCACTTCCATCCGGGGATGAGTACGGAATGGGTACTTACCCCGGAAAAGGCAATTGGGACAATCCTAACGGTTGGTGGTATAAGGACGAAAGCGGAAAATTACATCACTCTTTTGGAAATAGGGCTTATATGCCGATGTACCATGCGGAAGAAGCTATTATCATTTCCGTACGAGAAATTGCCAAAGAGGTTTTCGGTTAATCCTTTATCCATTCTATATGGTATCCAACAATATTCAAAATTTCTTCTACTTCAGAATATGAAAAGGTTTC